AGGTAAGTCCGGAGACGCATGGATATGTGCCGTCGTCTGTCGCCCTGCATCCGTTCATTACATATGAGCGGCAAGATGAAATGATCGAGTTCCTGTTGGAATGTTTTCTACAGGGACATGATGGGCTCATTGACAAATCGAGAGACATGGGGGCCTCGTGGCTCATAGCGTTATTCATCCATTGGTTATGGTTGTTTGGTCGCGATGACTTACAATTACGCGAGATGAGCAGGGTCGAGGATCTCGTGGATTCGCCTATCAGCAAGTCACTGTTCTTCAAACACGACACGGTGAACGCTTACCTGCCCGAGTGGATGTGTCCGCCGGGCGTATTGGCGCGCGGGCGTGAGAATAGGACGAGTATGCGGATTCATAACGTCCTGAATGGGTCCACGATTGCGGGCGAATCGACCAACGCCTCGGCGTTCTCCGGCGACCGGGCCGCTCTCATCCTTCTCGATGAGATGGCGAAGATGAATAACGGCGAGTCGATTAAGCGAAGTACTGCGGCTGTTTGTCCGTGCCGGATCGTGAACTCGACCGTCGATCTACCGGGGTCATGTTACTCGATGTGGAAGGCGAGTGGACAGATCAAGGTGTTTCCCCTGATGTTCTGGGATCATCCGCGCAAGGGCGCGGGCCGATTTATAATTCAGGATGAGACGACCAAGGAATACCGGATTACATCTCCTTTCGCGGAACATGAGATTGAGCGTAACGGATGGAAAGAAGTCGCCAAGGAGTTGTACGCCATCGAGGGTGCAGTCGGCGATACCTTTTTCCAGTTGAGTGACATAGAGAAACATGCTGTTCTTTATTGTCGGGATCCGAAGGAACGGTACAACATCAAACTCAAGGATAAGATCCCCAACGCCAACGTGCCCCGGCTATTCCGGACTCGCGATCTTAAGGCGGTATCATTGACGCGGGCCAAGAATGGGGAGTTGCAAGTGTGGACGCCGCTCACGAATGGGCGGTTGGACCAAAGTAAGACGTACATTATCGGCATGGACATCAGTAGGGGAATGGGCGGTGAAGGCACGAGTGAGACCGTGGCATCCGTGAAATGCAAACAGACGGGTGAAATCGTCGCCAAGTGGGCGAGTCGGACGACGCCTCCGTACGATGCGGCCCGCGTATTGGCGGCCCTGTGCCTTTGGGTGGGCGGTGGAGCGCCTCAGCGGTTGCCGTTCATAGTGTACGAACGCAATGGACCGGGTTGGGATTTCGGGCGGGTGTTCATTCAAGAGATGAAGTATCCGCACTTCTATAGGGATGAGACGGTCGGTGCGGTCACGGAAAAGAAGACTGATAAGATGGGTTTTCACACCAACCGCGAGCGGAAGGAACTTTTGCTCCGGGCATACGAGCGCGCTTTGAAGGAAGGTCGAATTATCAATCGTGACCGGCAAAGTCTGGATCAAGCGAAAACTTACATTATCTACCCTTCGGGCGGTTGTGGACCTGCGGAACTCGTAGACAAGGACAAAAGTGCTTACTTGGGACATGGAGATCGTGTAATCGCTGACGCTTTAGCGGTTCTCGATAAAGAGGTCCTTAAACCTCGTCCGCAGTCGGAGGTAGACCACGGGATGGACAGTTTCGGCGGGCGGTTCGACGCATGGAAGAAATCACAGAAGAAAGTAAATGACTGGCAGAAGGCATACTCATTTAGGTGAGACATGGCGGTGGAGTTGACGGCAAATCGACTTAGTGAGTCAGTGAAAGAGGGGTTTAAACGGGTCCGCCGTTTCCGCCTTGCGAGAGCCTCACATATCCGTAAGTACGTTGGCACTTATATGACGGAGACCGAAGGCGTCACCGGCACGGACCCGATCAACCTCGTCTTTCTCGCCATCCGGTCACTCGTGCCCAATGTTATTCAGCGGGAAGGGGTGAATAAGATTCTGACCCCGGTGATTGCTCAGCGCGAGTACGCAGAAAAACTCGGACTCGCGTTAGACGAACTGCATCGGAAAACACATCGTGCCCGGATGTTGCGCGCGTGCGTTGTGGATATGTGCTTCGGACTTACTATCGTAAAAACGGGTCTTGCCACCAGTGGGCAGTTATTTACTGTGGCCGACGATTTACAGGTAGACCCCGGCCAACTCTATAGCGAGCGGATTTCACTCGACGACTTCGTCTGTGATCCTCAATGCCTCTCCTTCGATAAAGCGGCATTTCTGGGTCATCGTATCCGTATTGAGCGGAATAAGTTACTCGCAACTCCTGGTTGGAATCAGGAGTTGATTCGTCGGCTTCCGAGAGCGGGGACGAAGGGGCCAAACGACCGCGCGGCGGACTTGACAAAGGATGATTCTCAATCATCTACGACGGTCGATTTTCAAGACTATGTGAATATCGTGGAATTGTATGTTCCCGAGGCGGAGAGTGTGGCTTATCTCCCCGATCCCGAAGAGGCCGCTTCATCTGATTTCTTGAAAATCGAACCTTACTACGGGCCCCCGTCCGGGTGCTATAGTTTCGGGGCCATCACGCAACCCGTGCCCGATAATCCGTTCCCCATTGCCCCGGTTGGGGTGTGGCGGGACCTATCCGATATGGCCAGCCAACTGTTTCGCAAGGCGATGAGCCAGGCCGACCGGCAGAAGAACGTCGGCATTTATCAACCTTCGCAAACGGACGTGGCTGAGGCTATCCACGACGCCAAAGATGGCGAGTGGATTGCCAGTGAAAATCCCGATGGCGTGCAGATTAAGTCGTTCGAGGGACCATCTCAAGAGATGGTTGCCATGACCTCGAATATCTACGGCTGGTTCAATCTCGTCGCTGGTAACCCGGACCTAATGAGCGGGGCCAACATTAACAGCGACAAGGCGACGGGGCAACAGATTCTCCAAAATAATGCCAGCATCAGCGTCGGCGATATGCGGGATATGACCTACGACTTTGCCGCCGAGATCAGCGGTAAGGAGGCATGGTATCTTCACAATGACGACTTGATGTTCGTCCCCGGTCAACCGGGTATTCCGCTCATCAAACGACTTCCCGATGGCCGCGAGCGGCAGTTGTTCCTTACGCCACAGGATAAGAGCGGGGAGTTCGACACGCTCGGATTTACGATTGTTAAGCGCAGCATGACGGTAATCGACTCAGAAAATCGTGCCCGGCTCGTGAGTCAGTTTGTGACCCAAGCCGTGCCGCAAGCGTTTCAAGCCTTAATGATTTCCATGCAGGCGGGTGTCCCGTTTAACGTGCAGCGGTATCTCACGCAGATTGCCGAGGACTGGGGCATTATCGAGGTCATCGATGATGTATTCAATGATCCCGATTTTCAGCAACGCATGGCCTGGTACGCCGCCACAATCGGCAAACAGAATAGGAAAGAAGGTCGCTCGGGTCCGGGCGGCACGATGGATACGATACAGAATGGCGGTTTCCCGGTCGGCGGAACGCCGATGCCGGGGCCGACGACTCAGTTTAACCAAGGTGCGCAAGCGACGGCCGCCACGGCGCAGTCGAACGCAGCGATGGGAGGTACGTGATGGGCTTGTTCTCCAGACCTAAGAGAGCGAAGGCGGTGGCGAAACCCCGTAGTGCAAAAGAGGCTATCGACGTGAAAGAGGGGCTTGAGCGCTTATACCCGGTGATGATGTTGGACCCGTATTGGAGTAAACCGAAGAAGGGGACAAAGTGATGTTTGGATCGTGGGACTATCTCTGTCCAAATTGCGGGGAACAAAAAGAGACGTGGGCGGACGGTTGGAGTGATTCTCAGGTCTGTCCGACGTGCGGGACTGTGATGGATCGCGATTACCGGGGTTATGGCCGCGTGGTGGATAACGCGACCCATAATGCCCGTCCGATTCATAGCGATTCACTGGCGATCTTGCCCGATCAAGTGGCTGAGCATCGTGCGCGCTACCCGACCGTACCCCTTGATGATCAGTGTAGACCAGTTTTCACGAGCGTTAAGCAACGAGAACGATATCTCGAAGGTCGAGGTGTCGTCAAGATTAGTCACAATAAAGAGTATTAGGGGAATAAATAATGGCAAAAGAGCTCGATGCAGAGAAAGCAGCGCAGGAATTGTCCGCTGAAATTGAGAAGATAGATTTTGCGGGAGGTCTGACTCCGGCAGCGTCTACCCCGGCGACTCCTGAACCAAAACCGGCAGAGAAAGAGGAACCGGCTACCCCGGTGGAAACCCCCGAAGCGGAGAAGGAGGAAACCCCGGCAGCGGAAGTTCCAGAATCTACCCCGGAGAAGGTTGAGGAGACAAAGGCAGATGAACCGAAGGCAGATGAACTCCCGGCGATTCCTGATTCGCATTATCGGGCGGCTCTACACATGGGATGGAAGCCGGAGGAGATTGGCGACCTATACGATAAGTCGCCCGATTTGGCCCTGAAAGCATTAGCTAAGTGCTATGAACAGGTCAACGCGGCCTCAAAGCAGCTGGGTGAATTGGGCCAACGAGCGCGACAACTTCAGGACCGGTCGCAGACTGCCGCGCCGCAAGCATCCCGCAAGGAAGCGGCGATAAAGAAACTTAAGGAGAAGTATGAGGATGACCCGATCATTGACATCCTCGGGGAGTTGCTTCCCGATACTCAGGCGATACCGGAGATTAAGGGTTTTAAATCCCAGACGCCGGCACCGCCGAATATCGATCAGGAGATCGCCGTTCGCCAACAGATTAACACGTTCTTTGGCGCGGACGAGATGGACGTTTACGACGATTTCTATGGTAAGACCACTCAGACCGAGGCGTGGGATATGCTCACGCCGGGTCAGCGGGCCAACCGGATCGAGGTCTGCAATCGGGCACAGAACATCCTCGATGGGGCGGCGCTGGCAGGGATGTCGATTAGCGTCGCAGAGGCTTTGGAGCGAGCGCACTTGGAAGTGGCGGCTCCGATGGTGGAGCAGTTTGTCCGCGAACGGATTGTGAAGTCCGTAGGGAAGCGGGCCGCCGGTGTCACACTCAAGCCGAGCGGGAGTAAGACCCCCGAACCGAAGGGTGGTAAATACAACAAAGAACAGGCTATTGCTGATGTCGGAGCGGAGATCAAGAAGGTTTTCGGATAACCTGTGGC